CGGTCAACGTCGAAATGGTCGACGCCAGCGCCGAGTCAGCCGATGCCCGTGTCGATTGTTCGGTCACAATATTAGCCTCGGCGTTCGTCACCCGCGCGTCGATAAGCGTTCGCGCGCTCGCTTCGGCGCTATCGGCGTTCGCCCTGGCCATCGCTTCGCTAATGATCGCCGCGGCGTTCGAGACAACGACTGCCACCAGAGCGGTGCGACTGCTCGCCTCGGCCGCGATGGCGTCGGCGTGCGCCTGCAATGTCGCATTGGCGACGGCGACGTTCGCGTTGAGCGTGCGATCTGTTGCCTGGCTGTCGAACATATCAATGGCGCCGCGGATCGCCTCATTAGCAAGGCTCGTGTATGCATTTGCCGACGTAACGTTTATTCCGCCCACCGCATTGGCGATCTGACTGTCGACATAGACCTCACTTGCCCCGACCGAGACCGAGCTCTGCAGGAGCGTAATAGCGGACTGCGCTGCGGTCAGATTCCCCTGCACTGTGGAGAGTGTCGAGACTGTACTGGTCAATGTTGCGTGATCTGCATTAACGACGACTTCAGCGGCCGTTAGGCGCGCTTCAACGTCTGTCGTGACGTTGGCCGTCGCTAGCAGCGCAATCCTTCCGGTCGCCGGATCGACGGTGACGGTTGCGTTCGTCACCGACTCCTGCCACTGCATCCGGGTCGTCAGATCGTATTCCGATAACGCCGATTGCAGGGCTGCCTGGGCATTAGAGGTGAGCGCCCCAGGCATCGATACAATTGGTGCGGCCAATTCCGCTGCCAATTGACCCAGGCCAAGGCTGGTTTTCAGTTGAGTCAGCAGCGCGGATGGGTCCGAATTGGCGACCGCGTAGAGGCCCGAAGTCGAGCCAGATGGATACCAGGCTGACACGTTGCCGAATGTATCGGTTACTCGGAACCAGTAATATCCTCCCTGGCCAGCCGAGAGACCCACGTGGTTGTATTCCCTTGCCGCGAAGGGTACCAGTGACAGCATCAAGGCTGAGCTGCGATTGTTGGCCATTGACCACCAGATTTCAGTGCCGAGAATGTCCTGGCGCGAATCCCCGAATGACCAGGCGACATGTACCGAGAACATACCGCCGGTGGCCGTCACAGTCGGTGCGCTCGGCCCTACCGTCGGTGCCGTGCAGGTCGTGCCATTGAGAACCACCCATGCGCCACGGATACCCATCGAATTGATGGCGCGCAACCGGACGTCGTAATTGCGTCCGGTGACGGTCGCGGGAATGACCATCGAAGTCGAAGCAACCGTAGTGGTATCCCATGGGCCAGAATTCTCACGATAGGCAACCTCGTAGCCAACAACGAATGCGTCATTCGGTGCCGACCAGCTTGCTACGAGACGCGGAATGACCGTGCCGTCCGGCTGCGTGATGTTCTGGACGGCGACAGAAAGACCGGTAGGCGAGCCGACCGCCAAGGGATCGGGCAGGTTCGTTCCCGGCAGCGGAGACACCGTCGCCAGACCTCGTCGGACGACAGTAGCGCGAGCCGCATCACACGAAAGACCTTGCTCGACCATCCAGGCGTCGAATGCGTGATCGTGACCAAGTCACCTACTTCGCAGCGCAGGCCCGCGATGGTCGACGTAAATTGGCAAAGCGTTTGCTTTCGCGACTGCTTCAGTGTTTGCTGGCCGATCTGCTGCACCCGATAAACATTCGCGGTGTAGGGCAACGAATGCTGAGCTTCGAGTAGGACACCGTTGTCCTCACTGCGGTAGGAGGTCGAATCTTGCGTATCGATGTTCGGTTGCCAGTTATTCGACGGATCAAACCATGTGGTCGATACACGGTTGGCACGGTTACGCTTTTCGGGCAACTTGATTGACCATTGCCCAACGATATTGTCTTCAGTGAAAGCAAATGACGCAGTCCCGGCTATATCAAGCCGCAACTTATATTTGCCGCCGGAATAGACCAGAAATCCCCGGCAGGAGGTGAGTAGATCCGACAGGTTCGCCAGTGGCGCCGCGCTAGTATTGACCACGCCGTCGCAGGTATAGGCGGCCTGCGTGCCGGCAGGAATCGGCACGGTCGTGTCGCAGGCGTTCGCTGCGGCGATGAATGTTGCATCGTCAATCGCGGCCGACGGAATTCCGCGGCCATACCGCGTGTTCGTCAGGTAGTCTCGAATACAGAGCGCCGGGTTGTTCGAGAACTTGGTCGTTGAGTCGCGCGGATCGTAGACCTTCTTGCCGTCGATGTCACAGGTAATAACCGGGATCGCGTGAAAGACGTTCGCGTCGTATTGCAGCTTGACATAGACGTAGGCAACACCTGACAGCGTGTGCGTCGAGTCCCAATTGGCGCATGCGGCCGACAGGGCCGTGCTGGCCGTCTGAGTGTCGGTACCGACATACTTTTCAATCGTGACCAACGAGCTGAATTTCGTATCGATGCTGACGACATCGTCGAGGTAGACGTTGTTAATCGCATTTATTTCGCCCTCGGCGAGCGCCAGGACCAGGTGTAGATACTCGTTGCTGCTGCCTGACGACTGCACATAGACCAACGTGCCGCCGATCCGGCGCGCGCCGTAGACCACGTTAATCGGATCGATAGTGCCAGACGTATTGAGCAGAATGCCACGGGCTGCATTCGCAGCCTGTGCTACAGACTGCGGCGCATTAACCGATGGCCCAAGCATCGATCGCACCGCCATATTGGTGAGGCCGCCAGCGACCATGCCGACCCCGGACGCCAGGACGGATGCGCCGACAGTCTCGGCGATGCCGCCAATGATGCCGCCTTCGAGGATCGACCCGGCGATGACACCGCCGGCGACCGTTGCTATGGCATCGCTAACAAAGGCGCCCGCGACGGCGCCGACTACTGCGGCGACCATGCTGGCAACCTAAAAATCTTATGCGTGTGGTCCGGCAGCTTTAGTATCTCGACGGTGCCGTAGAGACTGACGCCGTTGTCGCGATCCGCGCTAATGACTTTCTCGCCCAGGCAAACATGCCCGCGCACCCATCCGTCGGCAGTAATAGTCAGGATAAAGTCGCCGACCTGTTGAAACCCGACAGCAACATCGGTGCAACCAAGACCGCGCAGCACGTTTTCGAGACTGTTGCCGGTGCGAAGAACGTAGTCGAGGCCGGTCTTGCGATCCGACCAGTTGCCACGATGTACGTCTGCCTCAGCCTTGCTGCTCATGGCATCGTGCATCATCAGGCAAACCATGGGGCAGTCAGTGACGCCATACTTGAACGGCGTGCCGAGTAGTTCCTGCGCGCGAGCGTGCAATGCGGTTACCCAATGCTCGATCTTCACGCGGCACCCCACTTTATCTGCTGGTTAAGACTCGACACAAACTCGAACCCCTTGTCGCCGGGGAACCAAATCTGCTGCTCGGCGTTGTTGGTGTGCCGCCCCGGCAGTCGCTCAAAGTCGATCCAATGCTGCGCGGCAGCCAGGGTGACTGTGCACGTGCCAGCTTCCGGGTTTTCCTCGATCATTGGCGAGTCGGCGCGACCGTCGAATATCGGGATCGGATCGACGACAACCCCGGCGCCGTGGATGAACGCCTTGTAGATGACAACGCGGCGGTCGATGTAGTTGTGCGACAGCAGCAGCGAAATCGAGTCTTGCAAGACGCCGGTCAATTGAACGCGTGCCGTCGTGACTTGCAGCGTCGCACTTTCCTCGATGCCGTCGAACCCCAGCAGTGAGCCCGCACCGACGTAGGTGTTGCCGCCCCATACGAGATTGCGATAGGCGTCGGTCGTGCGAACCGTTTGATCGTCGAGGTATAACTCGAACAGGTGACAGGGTTCATTCGCTGCGGCACCGAGCTGCGCGACGACAGAAGCCGATGCGCCGCGATCCATCACGGCACCTCGATCATGTCGGCGGAGAAGTCGTAGAGCCCGCCTGGTGCGACATTCGAGGACCGGCCATCACTGGAAAATGCGACAGTAAACGGGACGTTCGATACGATGATCGACTCGTTATCCGACGGACTGACGAACAGAGCCGGCTCGATGGCGAGTGTCACTTGTCCGCTGCCATTGCTATTCACGTCGGCGGTGAGCATGTAGACCTTGTTGTGGCCATTGAACTTGACGAAATCACCGGCTTTCATGATGCCGGTGATGCTCGCGGACCAACCATCCGTGACGACGCTCCGGCCGGATTGCGATCCGCCATTGACGAGCGGAGAACCCGATGCGACGCCCTGGGCGTTCGATAGGTTACCGGGCAACACGTATGAAAACGTGCAGTACTGGCCGCGCTGCGCCTGAGCGAATCCAAAGAACGCTGCCCACTCGGCGCGGCGCAATATCGCCCAGGCGGCCGAAATGAGCCAGCGATGCCCCCCTCGGGATCGCACCTGGCGCTGTAGCGAATGCGCGGTCGAAACGAGCGTCGGCTGATTGCTGCCGATCTTGAGTGATGTTGGCGACGGTGATGTCGGGAATTGAGCCATGATCAGATCGGGCTAGTAATCGCACGTTTCGTGAACGCCTGTCGGACGATGCCGACGATTACGTTCTGATTCGACGCCAGGGTCGAGCGAAACGAGTTCGCGTCGATGGCCTGCACGTTGAAATTGATATTGACCGGTGTGCTGCCATTGCTACCTGCGTTCTGCGATGCGGGAACGATCTTTTCGCCCTTGTGGACCATCGCGACCATGTCGTTCGGGACGTAGTCGGTGCCAACGTCGAACGATGGCAGCATGTTCTTGATCCCCGATCCAATGGAAGACGCAATCGAGCCAAAGAAACCGCCAAAGCCCCCAGCGGCATCAACCGCGGCCGACAGATTTTTCGTGATGTTGTTCTGGATTTGAATGCGGATCAGATCTGAAATGATCGAGTCGGCCATTGACTTGAAATCCAGCTTGCCGGTCTTGACGAAATTGACCAGGGCGTCCTCCATACCCTTGAAGGCATCGGTGTAAAGTTTGTTAGCCTGAGCCGCGGCGTTGCCAGCTATCTCGATGTAGCTTTGCATCGCCGACTTTGCGCCGGTTTCCCATTTGCGTTCGGCGTCGTATCGCGCGTTTGCCGCGGCGATCATCTTGTTGGCTGCCTGCTGCGTCGCCGTCGCCATCTTTTGCTGCGTTTCCTCGGTCAGAGGGCCGAGCTTGCGCGTCTCGTTCTGCAATGCGACCTGCAAGTCGACATCGACTTTGTGCTGGATATTCAGCAATTCCTGTTCGTGCGCGGTCTTGCCGACGAGCAGCAGGCTAAAGTCCTGTGCCTCGGATTGCTTTTTCAGGCTATCGACGTACTGGTCGGCAAATTTCTTTTCCTCGGCGGCCTGTACGGCAGCGATACCGGGTGCCGCGCGGACGGCATCCTTACCCTCTTTGCTTGCCATTTGCTGCGCTTTGAGTGTGAGCTCTGGGATGAGTCCAGATTCCAACTTCGTTGCCTGGCGTTCGAGTTCGAGCAGGAAGTTTTCAAACGCGCTCGATCCATTGCCGACCTTCTCACCCAGGCCAAGTGCGACATTGCGCGGCTTTTCGGTCGGAGTCTTTTGCCCTGCATCACGCGCGGCGAATTCGCTGGCCAGCTTGTCGCTGAAAAATTGCTTACCGAGAATCGCATCAAGGTCTTTGGAAAACTCGTCCCCATGCGACTTGATTTCGGAGAATGCACCCGAAATCTGCGACTTAACGGCATCAAGACCGCCCTGTTTGAACGTAATTCCGAGCCCCGCAAATCCCCCCACAAAACTGGTCACGTCGGCCGCGGTTGCAGCGATGGCCTTGCCAACGATCTGGACGACGCGAGTGAGACCGTCGAAGACATCGACGACGAACGCCACGCCGGTCGCGGCAGTGCGTGCCCAACTCTGGATCGTGTTATCGGCAGCGAGGTCCTTTGCCGTCTTATTCAATCGGCCGACGACCGAGTCCGACTTCGAGAACGCATCGACGACATCGACCATCGTCGGCAGCAATGCCATGGCGATCGTGTTGTAAAGAGCCTTCTTACGACTGTCGAGTGCGATCAATGACCGCTCATATTGATCAGCCATTGCGGCTTGTTCGGTGGTCACCTTGGCGACGATTTCTCCCTGAGTCGCCAAGTCATGCAACATCGGCAGCAAATTTGCGCCAGCTTTGCCGAAGAGGATCTGGGCTGCGGCGACGCGCTCGCTGCCCGATTGCACCTGGTCGAGGGACTTCGCGACCTTGAGCATGACCTCATCGGGAGACAAGGTTTTCAGATCAGACATCGATATACCGAGCGCCTTGAATGTCGAGGCCTGCTTCTGGCTGCCTGATTCGGCCTCGATCATGGCCTTGTCGAGTTTTTGCAGGCTGCTTACGACTTCTTCAAGCGCCGTGCCGGATAGCTTCGCTGCCGACTTCAAGCCGGATAGCGCCTCGACCGAGACGCCGGCTTTCTGTGACATCTGTTCCAGCTCAGCCGCTGCTGCGATTGCCTTCTCGACGCCGCTGACGATGGCATCGAAGGTAAATGCTGCGACAGCGGTTGCCGCAAGCCCCTTCAACGCACTCCCTGCCTTGCTGGTAAGGGTGTCCATGCGCTCGCCGAACTGCTGCATTTGATATTCGGCCTTGTTGAGCCCGGCTTCAAACTGCACGAGGTTCGCTTCAAGCGAAACCACCAGCCGACCCAGTGTGCCGAAGTCTTGCGACATGGTCAGTCGTCCTTGTTGAAAATGGTTTTGCGCAGCAGTGCCGCGTGGGCTTTGCGGTCAGGCAGCAAGATTGGCCTGCCGTCCTGTGAGTGGCTAAGTTCCCTCAGTGACGGCATAAACTCAGCAGGATTCGCCGGGCTGACACCTTCGCCGCGCATCTTCCCGGCGTAATTGGCAACCGTCGCGCATACTTGCCCGGCCCGGAAGTCCTCGCGCATTTCGCCCCAGGGTTCGAGGTCATAGAACGCACGCCATTCGGCAAGCTGGTGGGCATCGATTTGCGCGAGCAGATGATCTGGGTGCGGATACCCAAGCCGTATGCAAAGGCGAAACAGGAACCGGCGCTCCGGCCGGCTTACCCGTTTTTTGTTGCATCCTCCGCAGCGCCGCCAAGCCCGTTCAAGCGCTGTGCGGCTTCGAACAACTTGGCAACCGCGCCAGCCGACTTCGTCATCAGCGCGCCGATGTCTTCGTCGTTGAAGATCCGGGCGCCATCATCGCCGACCAAGGTGCGCGCCAGTAGCGCTGGCTGCACGCGGTCACGGACGAGTTCGCCCGCAGCATCACGGCACGAATCCCAGAAGCTGAGTAGATCGGTCGCAGAAAGCGTACGGACTCCAACCGAGCCATTCCACTCGGTGACAGTGACGGTTTCCGTTTTAATGTCTTGTGCTGAAAGAATCGCGTTTTTATCAAGCATGGTTTAAGCCCAGGTGATCGTGCCGGAAATCCGTAAGGTCGCGCCGTTGCGCTTGACAATCTGATCGACGCCACCCGCTGCCGGCAGGCGCTTCACATAAGCGGCAAAGGTTGCGGTGTGTGCGTCGGGCAACGTCAGTTTGAAGGTCTTGAGTGCACCAGATACCTGCGCGGCGACCAGCGCTGCCTGGCCAGCATCGGTATAGTCGTAATCGATGTCGATGCTGAATTGACCGTAATCGACGAGGCCGAGCACAAACTCCTTTGCGGTACTGTCAAGGTTCGACCGATCGAGTTCAGAGGCCTGGCCATCGAAGCCGCTAAACGATTTCAGGTTCTTCACCTGCGTCCAGGTTGTTGGTGTCGCCGTGCCGCTGCCGGCAGTAATCGTCTTGCCAGTGGTGTCGATACTGACGGCAAACGTATTCGCCGTCTTATTTGAGATCGAGACGGTTTGCCCGTTGAGCAGGGCCGCATCCGCGCCGGTCAATGCGGCCAGCGTGACGACGTCGCCGTTGTTGAGACCGTGGGCAGTCGAGGTGATGATCGTTGGATAGCCAACGGCAATGCCAGAAATAGTCTTGGCACCGCCGCTGCCAGTGCCAATTTGCAGGGTCGAACCCTGCGCAGAAATTGCAGTCGAAGTCATATCGCCTTCTCCAAATGAAAAAGCCGCCCGAAGGCGGCCGGTGGTGGGTTGGTTCGGCTAACCGGCCGACCAGACGGAAAACTCGAGCAGAGCGCGAAATAGCTTCACGTCCTGCTCATAGAGGTTCTGGCTTGTCAATTGCACGTTTTGAAAATCCGCCGCCGCCAGCGCGGTGACAACCGAATCGGCCAGTGCCTTGCGGGATGCCTGCGTGGCTGCATAGCAATCGATCTGCAACCGTGTGTTCTGCACATCCGACGCACCGGCCAGGGAGTTATTCGTGGTCGACGTAACCATCATCCAGACGATGTAAGGCGTTACCGCGCCCTGTATCGCGATATCTTGAAATGCGCCTCCACTGGCCAGCGGATTCAATAGCACCTGAATGCGATCGTCGATACTCACTTGCTGGCACCCGGCAGTTTTTCGACTTCGCGGGGAATGCGCTCGGCCATGTATTCCTGTATGCGATCAACGGCCTGAAGTTTCGAAGCTTCGAAGGCCGGGCGCAGGAAGGGCCGAGCACTCATCTTCGATGTGCCAAATTCGACGAACTTCCAGTAGTAGGCGTCCTGCGATTTGTCACCCTTCTTACCCTGCTTGCGGTACTTCTTGCCTTGGCGCACACCGACGAAGAACACCTGACGTTGAGCGTCTGATAGCTCATTGATCTGCTTCTGATAGATCGCGCGCTTCAATGTCCCGGGCGGCGGATGCCCGTCTGCGATACGCCCGGTGTATTGAGGCGCCTTGTTCTTGGCGTCCTTGCGTATCTCAGCAGCGCCAGCGGCTACCGCGCCACGCAGCACGTTGCGACCAATGCGCTGAGGAAGTTCGCGCAAGGCGGCGGCGAGATCGGCGAGGCCAGCCACATGTTGCGTTTTACCCATCATTGAGTCCTTCCGATGCGAGCAAAACGAGGACGCGATTACGCTCGTCCTGATTCACGGCTGAATGAATATTGAAGATCCGGGATCCGTAGATCACCCGCATGGCTGCCACCGCTTTCGGGTCCGCAAACGATGATTGCCAGCGGATCGTGATCGTCGCCGGGTTATCGATATTCATTTTCTGGGCCGTCATCAATTCACGACCAGCCGACGGCTCGATGGATGCCCACACGGTGGCCACGTCATTCCAGTTGATCGATTGGCCGCCAACGGCATCAATCGATGCACTGCGCTGCTGGATCGTTATTCGGCGGCGCAGATCGCCTGCTCGCAGCCCGATAGTCATAGCGTGACCACCTCATACGGATCTAGCAGTCCATCGATAAACGGCAGCGGCTCGATCTTTCCGCGCGCCAGCAGGGCAACGCTCTCGCGGTGTTCGTAGAGGCTGCCAACGCGCAGCTTGATCCAACTTTTGATACCTTCTGGTACGGTATCTGCTGTGGCCCCGTAGCCAGCGTCAAAGGTGACGGATACGGCGCCGATCTGGGGCAGACTGACTGGCCAAATCTTGCCAAATACCGGTGTGATGCGCGCCGGCTCGCAGGCCAGGTCAGCCACGTAATCCGTGCTTGGCATCGTCTGCAGCGCGCTGCCCATATCGAGATACTGAATATTGATGACAGACGCAGCCGGCGACTTGGGTAGCAAGATAGCGTGGCCCGGCAGCGTAAATGCTTCGCCATAGGGAACGCCGATCAGGCTCGGGCCCGGAAAGCAGTCGAGAATGAGCTTCCAGCGCGTCGTGATAAAACTGCGCGCAGTCAGCATTTCAGCGTGGAGCCGTGCGGCGGCGATCAATGCAGCAATCAGCGCATCGTCGTCGGCAAAATCAACACGCAAATGGGCCTTGGCCTCGGCCAGAGTGACCGGCTCAATGGATGGTGCGGTTATGCGCTGGAGCGGCATGACTTACTAGACGGTCGAAACTTCTGAACCAGATCGCACAGCAATCTCTTCAGCGGCAACGGCAAGGTTTGCCAAGTCTTGCGCCTGACCGGCGGCCGCCAGAGCTGCATCGGCTTTGGCCTGCGCTTTTTCTGCCTTGTCTGCCGCATCCGCCCCATCAATGCGAACATCAATCGCTTCGGCGATGCCAGCCGCGATATGGCGATCTGCATCCTCATGCAACGGATAGCACTGACCAGCCGCATACTTGGGATAGCTGTTGCCCCCGGCGTCGCAGTCAAACCATGTCTGTGAGTATCTTAAAACCTTGGGCATATCAGCCTCTCAAAAAAGTGGGGCGCCCAGTGGCGCCCCGAACTCTGTTACTTCGAACAAGCCGATCTAGACGATCTGAGCGACGGCAACTTGGTTGAAAGCGTCCGCGCTGGCAAAGCGTGGCGTGAAACCGAGCAATTGCGCCGCAACCAGACTGGCGGCTGTACCCACGGTGACCGACAACCGTACGTAGCCGAAGCCGTTGGCGTTATCGAGGTCTTCGCCGCGGAAGTTGATCAGGGCTTGCTTGTTGTCGCCGCTAGCCTTGACGATCTGCGTGATGGCTTTGCCCGTAATGTCCTTGGCGCCGGTGCCACTGCTGTCCTGCGCCTGCTGGATTTTGGCGTCGACAGTGGCGGATGCGCCCAGAACACCGGTTTCGACAGTAGCGAGAAAGTTGTGAAAGTTGACCACCGAGACCCAGCCGGTGGTGACGCTGCCAGCGGCTTGACTGACGGGATCGATGGTGGCGAGAACGGCAACGGTCTCGCTGCCTTTTGCATTTGGAAACATGGGATACTTCTCCTATTAATGATGGAAGGAAGGGACGCCGTCTGGCATCCCCTGATCCGGGTTAGCGAGCGCCAAGTTGGACGTAAGGCGAAAGGGTGTTGCTGCCCTTCGCCGGATTGATTGCCGCTGCGATCTTTGATTGGCCATCCATGCGGAAGGTCGTACGGAAGGCCGTGAGATCCGCATCGAAGTACAGGTGCATTGATGTCGCCGTCTGCATGCCACCCGCCTTGGTGATGGTTTGGTAGTAGGACAAATCGACGAGGATTACATCGCCCTGGCTGGAAAAGCTGGCGGCGTGCTGTGAGACAAGGATCGGGCGACCGAGCAGCAGGCCATATGGACTGACCTGCAAACCGCCAACGCTGGCACCTCCGGGCAGATAGATCGGATAGTTGCCCAGTGTCAAGGTGAATAGTGCCGGAAGCACGTCGTTGTTGATGATCCAGACCGCCTTGCTGTAGGACCCTGCCGGTAAGCGTGCAACCATCTTGGCCAGGTTCTTCGGATCGAGCGTCTGCGTCGCCTGGCCGGATTCCTTCGCTACGGTGATTACCGCAGCGCTGGCAAGACAACCCGCCGGGATGCCGTTACCAGCACCGAAGAGAATGGCCTCGTTGGTTTTCCAGCGGATCGAATCCGCGATCTTGCCCGGCAGATAACTGGTGAGGGCATTGGCATCAGCGAGCAACTCATCGGTGGTCGGCACCAGCGCCATCAGTTTCTTGAGGCGCAGCGTTGCCAATCCCATGGCCGGCTTGGTCGCATTGGCGGTCGCGGCCTCGCCCTGCCAGTAGGCTCGAATGCCGTTGGTGCCCCAGGGCGTCGTCTCATCCTTGGGGAAGGCCATGCTGTTGCTATCAATCTCGACTTCATCGGTCAGCGGCAGCAACGAGTCCTCACCCAATGAGAGGGTAAATATCTCCTTCGAGAACTCGGGCGGAACCAGAAAGCCGCCATCCTGGCCGGCGTTTTCGTTGCCATAGTACGACGGCGCCGCAGCGCCGATCAGCAAGCGCTGGTCCGGACTTTGCCCGGGCTGCTCGGCGCGAAAGACGGATTGCATGAATTCACCGACCGTCCTGAAGCCACGCTTCGGATCAGATTCGACGTTCTCGGTGACGAGCACGCCGATGGCACCCTGTACACCGATCTGCGCTTGAGCAGAAATCAGTTCGTGCTCCACATCAATCTGCGCCTGGATACGATCCACTTCCTGTGCCGTCTCATTCGCCTCGGCGCGAAGCTGATCGAAATTCGTCTGCTCTGCGGCGGTTAAATCACGGCTTTCGGCGGTGGCCTTGTCCAGCAGGGTGCCGGCTTGTTTGAGGGATTCGGCCTTGGCCGACAACTGCGCCGACTTGCGAGCTTGTAGCTCACGAAGTTTCTTGCTCATAGAGTTCTCCAAATAGAAAACCCGCACTTGGGCGGGTTTGAGGGGTGTAAAAAACCGCCAGGCGGCGGTTCGATATCCTGCGAAGCAGCCAACGGGCCGCGCGGTGTTACAAGGACCGGCTCAAAGGAGCCGTTCCGGGCTAAATCAGAGACAGCCGCGCCGCGGCGAGTCGGTTGGCAGATGCGCCACGCAGCGCGCGCGTATCCTTTTGCATCTTCTTGATGAGGTCCTCGAAGGTCGTGATGCCATCGACCATCTTTTGTTCGAGGGCGGCACTGGCGCCGAGCACTCGGCCCTGACCCATGCCGTCGCGCACTTGAGCGATGGACACGCCACGGCCGCGCGATACGGTTTTGGTAAACGCGTTGTAGTAGTCGTCCACACGGCTCTGCATGAAAGCCTTGGCGTCCTCATCAAGGGGTTGGTAGGGGTTGCCTTCGACCTTGAACTTTCCAGCGGAAATCAACGTCGGTGCGACACCTGCCTCGGCATAGGCCTCCGAGTAATCGAAGTGCGCTTGCCAGACACCGATACTGCCGACCTCGCCGCCGGGCGTGATGTAGAACTCCGACGCAGCGCAGCCGAGCCAATAGGCCGCCGAGGCAGCGAGGCTGTCGGCGATGGCCACCACCGGTTTCTGACCGCGTGACTGGTAGATGAGATCGGCCAGTTCGCTGACGCCATAAACGGAACCACCGGGTGAGTCGATATCGATCAAGATGCTGCTGACAGTGTCGTCGTTTAATGCATCACGCAATGAGCTGCCAAACAATTGTGTGCTGACGCTGCCGGGGCCAGATACGTCTTCCACCATGTTGCCGCGCTGGGTGATCACACCATAGAGCGGCAGCACGGCGATGGCGCCAGCACCCGAGCGCACATTGTTCTGCGCTCGAGCTGCGCGCGTTTCGCGCGCAGTGGCAATTCCCGCCATGACCTCGTCAGACGGTTTTCTCCCTTGCACCCAGCGCGAGACGATGCTGGAAAACGCCTGAAGGCGTTCGGGCATCAATGCCCAGGGGGTAGATAGAAATTCGGAGACCAGGAGTGCATGGTTCATGTTTCACTCTTTCTTGTAAATGTCGTCATTGCCAATACCCACGAGGCTTGCCAGAGCCAGCTGTTCCAGCGTAGCCATTGGGTCGTGAATACCCTTGGCGTTCAGGGTTTTCAGCATGTGCTCGCAATGCGCACGGGCAACGTCTACGCTTACACCCAGTGAATCCGCGACATACCCGGCATGCCCCGCGTAAAACGTGCGCACCGCTTCGGCAACGTTGCCGCCACGTTCGTGCGCCCGGGTCAGGGCCAATGCTTCCTTGCGGGCGATGCGCGCGCCAACTGCGCTCACCACGGCACGCAGTCGCTGCCGGACCATCGCTTCTTCCTGGCTTTCATGATCGGGGGACTGCGTGATGGTTTCAGTTGGGTCTTCCTCAATTTCTTCTTCGGCCCAGGACTCTTCGACCATGTTGAGTGGCCGCAGGGGTTCGTCCAGGCCATCGATCGGGTTCATGTTTTCTGCGATACGTGCTTCGTTGCGGGTCATCCAGCCATCGAGAATTCCGGCATGGTAGAAGGCGGCGCGTGCGCTGCTGTCACCGCGCATCAGATTGGAAAAATCGAACTCGACCTCCAAACCTTCGTCATCGAACAGCAGATCCGCCTCGATAGACGCTTCCCACCGCTCTGCCCACGGCGTCACGGTATGCATGATGAATTCGAGCGACTGCTGTTCGATGTTGCTGAACGTGGCGCGATCGAGATCAGCAATCATGTGCGGTGGTACGCGAAACACGCGGGCGACATCGGCAATCTGAAATTTGCGCAGTTCGAGGAATTGGGCGTCCTTGTTGGTGACGCCGACCTCGTTATATTTCATGCCATTTTCAAGCACGAGGATCTTGCCCCGGTTGGCGCCGGACTGCGCTGCCTGAAAGCTCTCCCGAAAAACGTCGCGAGCGGCCTTGTCCTTAAAGTTGCCAGGAAATTCAATCCATCCACCGGTCGGCTTGGCATCGTTGGCAAAAAAGCGCGCGCCATAGTCCTGGGCAGCCAACGCCACCCCAAAATTCTCTCGCGCCAGGTCGATGGGACTCAGGCCCATGAGTCCGTCTGATGACAATCCGCGCAGATGCCAGATTTCGCCACGTGCTACCGCTCGACTGCCTCCTTGCCGGTCAGTCACCCGGTAACGGTAGTCGCCGTTGTCGAGCATTTCCATACTGATGCGGTCCGGATGCACCGGGACCAACTCGGTAATCTCGCCACGACT